TGATCTCGACCCGGTCGTTGCGCGTGCCGATGCCGTAGGTGTAGGGGACGGGGAAGGTTTGGCCGCCGGTCGCGCGGATCTGCCCATACGGTTTGGGTTCTGGACCGCTGGGGACTATCAGCTCCTCACCGCCGCCGGCAGCCCCAACCCCAACGCCAGCCCAGAACCCAAACCGTATGGGCAGATCCGCGCGACCGGCGGCCAAACCTTCCCCGTCCCCTACACCTACGGCATCGGCACGCGCATCGACCGGGTCGAGATCACCGGCACCTGGGGATGGCCAGCCATCCCCGTCGGTGTCCGCGAAGCCTGCAAACTCCTCGCCGTCGAAAGCGGCAAGCTCCTCCGTGAGGCTCCGTTCGGAGTCGCCGGATTCGGAGAGTTCGGCGTCGTCAGAGTTCGTGACAACCGCAAGGCGATGGCCTACCTCGCCCCCTACCGCCGCGGCATGGCCGCCGTCCCGGTCGCCTGAGAAGAGTGCGCCAGGGTCTCCTAGGAGCGGATGAGGACTGCAACCGGTGGCCTACCGGAGGAGTATCCCGCCCCGCTCCATCAGATCGCCGGATCTTTGGGATATCCCTCACCGACGCGCTTGCGCGCCCTGACGGACATTCAGCATAACGCAGAGGAGCAGCCTTGGCCGCCCCCACCATCCGCCAGGTTCTCACCGCCATCGAAACGCAGCTGCGGACCATCCCCGGGCTCCGAGTTATCGACTACGCCCCCGGCCAGATCCAACCACCGCAGGCGCTCGTCCTCACCCCACCCATCCCCCAATACCTCGTCGGCTACGGCGACCGCAGGCCCATCCTCGAAATCCCCGTCACCGTCCTCGTCTCCGACGCGCTCGACCGGGTCGGCCAGCTCGCCCTCGCCGACTACGCCGACCCCGACTCGCCCACCTCCATCCCCAAGACGATCGCCGCCAACCCCACCCTCGGCGGGGTCGTCGGGCAATGCCAGGTCACCTCGTTCGAACCGCTCGGCTACGAGGAAGTCGGCGCGCTCGGCTACTACGGCGGAAAGTTCACCCTGCGCACCACCACATAGCACTCAAGCGGCCCAGTACTCTCAAGGAGGTCCGGCGTGCCACCCACCGCAATAACCCCATCCGTCCGGTTCTTTCGGCCGGGCACCACCAAGGTGTACTGGGTCACCACCATCGTCACCTACACCGCCCCCACCCGCACCGAAATCAACCTCGGCAAAGACCTCTCCGGCGAGATCGCCGAAATCAGCGGGTTCTCCGTCGCCTCCGACACGATCCCCACCCCCGACCTCGGCACCAGGTTCGTCCCCAAGATCGCCGGCCGGATCAACGCCGACGACTCGAGCCTGAACTTCTACGCCTCGAGCACAGGCTTCACCGACGCCCGCTCGGTCCTCCCTCGGGACACGACAGGCTTTCTGATCATAATGGACGGAGGCGACGTAGCGACCACAGGCCGCATGGACGTCTTTCCCGCCACTGTGACCAGTGTTCCCAAGTTGCGCGCACTGGAAGATCCAGCCCAGGTGAGCGTCACGTTCGCCGTAACGCGCGTTCCAGCCGAGGATTTGGTCATACCTGTATAATCGCTCAATTCTGCCAGTCGTGTTTATCTGGTAGAATGGGGGCACTGAATGGCCCGGCGGTGGTTGCACACCCCGGGCCCGGCCAACCTGCTAAGGAGGTTGACATGGCCAAGCGTACCTGCTCGATCCTCGGATGCGGCAAGCGCCATCGGTCACTTGGTTGGTGTGAGGAGCATTATCGTCACGCCCGCAAGTATGGCGATCCCCTGGTAACGCCACCGCCTCGTTCTCGCGAGTCGACGCGGAAGCCTTATGTCGACGGCCTGAAGGTCTGCTCTAGCTGTAACCGTGGATTGCCGCTTGTGAAGTTCGGCGTCCGAGCAAAGACTTGGGATGGCCTGAGCGGCACCTGCAAGAATTGTCTCAGCGCCCGGGGACGGCAGTACCGACAGGAGTATCGGGAGAGCATCCGCATCAGAAAGCGGAAGTGGTATCAGCAAAATCGCCCTAAGATTCGGGCTGCCAATAGCCGTTGGCGACTTAAGAACGCCGAGAAGGTCCGGACATACCTAGAGCAGTATCGGGCCGATCCAGCGCATCAGCAGATTGCTTATGAGCGAACTCGGGCATGGAGCATCGCGCACCCCAACCGGGTAGCAGAGCATAGTCGTCGGCGCTACGCCCTTAAGAAGGCTGGTGTCGCAACTCGCATTCCCATGGGACTTCTGGATGCCAAGCTGGCGTACTGGGGTGGCCGCTGTTGGATCGCGGGGCCTCGATGTACGGTTGATCCAGAGACTTGGGATCACGTGAAACCGCTGAGCAAGGGGGGACCGCATTGCTTAGCGAACCTCCGGCCGGCTTGTAAGCCTTGCAATTGCAGCAAAAAAGCCCGCTGGCCCTACCCGGTGACGGGTGGACCAGCATGGCGGGTGGCATTCTAGCTACAGATCAGGTTCCTGGTCGTCTTCCCATCGGCCGAACGTCTCGACGGGGTAGACGATGAAGGCGACGTCGGCTGGGGCCATGCCGAATTGGGCGGCGATGCGTTTGACCGGCGATGGTTCTTCCGACGGTTCGTCTGGTAGGGCGCCCCATGCGGCCCAGACTGCCCGCTCGACTGCTGTCAGCATCATGTCTCCAGCCGGCCGGTCGCTTTGGCCCACTGCTCGACCTCGGTCCAGTCGAACACGGGGGAGCGGCCAACGGTCTTGATCGGTTCGGGGAATGATTGCCATGGTGGCCGGGGCTGGCGGTGGTGTCGATACCGCCAGGTGAGCACCGTCGGATAGGTGACGCCGAGCCGGCCGGCTATCTCGCTGAGGCCGACCAGCTCGGGTTGCGCGTCGCGCACGGTTAGTAGCTCCAGGTGGCGAGCGGTTCCCCGTCGTAGTTCGGCGAGTAGACGAGCTTGCCGTGGCGGGTCGGCATGTCGTAGACGATCGTCCCGGAGACATGCTCGCCGTTGTGGAGTGTGCCGCCTTCCAGCGCCGGCCCCCAGCTGTCGAGGTACTCGGCGTCTTCGGAGTGGTAGCCGTTGGAGGCTTTGACGTAGAAGTCGGATGAGTTGACGTCGTAGCTGCCGCTGGTCCCGGTCGCCTTCAGGTGGACGACGATGTACCAACCGTGGGAGGCACGCTCACCGAATTCGGATGGGTCGCGGGTGGCAGACTCGATCTTTGTGATTGCGATGTCCGCGGCGCCGCCATCCTCGGAGGTGAAGCTGCCCGTGTCGCCGGCAGCGAGGTCGGAGATGTTGCTGGCCGGCGGTTCGGTCACGTCTGGGGTTGTGTCGGTTGGTGTGGATGCAGGCGAACTGAACTCGGTTGTCGCTGGTGCGGCTGTGGTCGCCTGCTTGCCGTTGGTCGAGCTGCCGCCGATGGCGATGGCGATCAGCACGAACACGCCGACGAGGAACAGCGCGATCCCGGCGGCGACACCGATGGCGATCTTGGTGACGGTGAACTGCCGCTTGGGCTTCGGTGGCTGCGGGTCGGGGAGGTGGCCCCATCCGGGGGCCTGCTGGGTCTGGTTGCTCATGGTGTGCCTCTCTGGGCGGTGGGGCCGATAGCAGAAGTGTAGTCCGCTCATCTACGTTCTGTCGATAACAGGATGATCACAAGCGGTTGCCGACCGGCCTAGCCTTCGGGGGACCAATGGCCCAGTTCGAGATCAAGGATGCCGGTGATCTGAAGCGGATCAACAAGCAACTCCGCCAGCTCGCCGACGGGAAGGCCATCAAGAAGGAACTCACCCAGGGATTCCGGAACGTGTTGCGGCCGCTCGTCCCCGAGGTCCGTGCTGCCTACAAGGCGGCCCCGTCGATGGGGCATGACTCCATGAGCCGAGGATCCCGAGGCCGGACGGACCTGCGGGCGCTGCTTGCCAAAGCCACCCGGGTCGAGGTGCGACTGGCCGGCCGGCAGGCTGGTGCCCGCATCCGCGTCGATGGCCGGCGACTTCCTTCGGGAATGCGGGCACTACCCCGCCACTGGGAAGGCGAGGGTCGGCCGTGGCGGCACCCGGTTTATGGGCGGCGGGACACTTGGGTGCAGCAGAAGTCACGGAAGACGTTCTACCCGATCGTGCAGCGGCATGAGGCCCAGGCACGCCGGGCGGTCGAGCAGGTCATCAGCCAGGTCAAAGCGAAGCTGGAGAGAGCGGTATGAGCCAGTCCAACGGCAAGATCACGGCCGACCAGGAGACAGCTGTGGTCACGCAGGCCACCGGGAAACTCCGCCCCGACCCGGACCTGCTCACCTCTCGGGACATGCGCCGCGCCCGCGCGATGCTCACGGAACTCCACGGCGATGACGCCCCTGATCCCTACGATCTGGTGAGCGGGTCGACGTTCGAGGATCGGATGAGCATCATTATCTGGTGCCTGCGATCCCGCACTGACCCCACCTACACGTGGGAGCAGGCCGAAGACGTCCCCTACGGCGAACTCGACATCTCGGACCGGGAGCCGGACCCTCCGACCGGCCCAGGTGGCTCGCCTGGGCCCACCAGCGCAAAGAGCGCTCCGACCGGATCAAAGCCAAAGCGGCCCGCCGACACGA